TATCGACTGGAAGTTTGGCGACGGGGTTCTGGTTACGGCAGAAGAAAACCCGCAACTCATGTTCTACGCCGCAGCCGCTATGCGGACACCCTCGGTCAAATGGGTGTTTGATGGAGCCACAGCAATCGAGTGCATCATAATTCAGCCGACCAGAGGCGTCAGCCGTTGGACGACGACACCTGAGCGCATCGCGCAGTTTGAGATTGAGCTTACCCGTGCGGTCAAGAAGGCGCAATCGCCCGACGCCGAATTGAACGTCGGCGACCACTGCCGGTGGTGCGCCGCCAAGCCGACCTGTCCTATGTTTACGGGAGCTGTGGATAGAGCGCTCAAGACCAAGTTCGACGCTCTGGACAATACGCTAATCGGCGCGTATCTTCTTAATGCGGATCTTCTCGAAGACTGGATTAAGGATTTGAGAAATCTGGCACTTAGTACACTCGAACGCGGTAACACCGTACCTGGGTACAAACTGGTCGCCAAGCGCGGCACAAGACAATGGGTGAGTGAGGACGCCGCTAAAGAGGTACTCCTTAACATCCTCGACGAATCTGAAGTGGTTGAGAGTTCTCTTCTCTCGCCGGCCAAAGTAGAGAAACTGCTTAAAAAGCGGGCTATCGAAATGCCGGAAGGATTAGTTGTCTCAATCTCGTCAGGTAATACACTGGCAAGCGAGGATGACCCTCGACCCAGTGCCGTTCTCATCGGGCAGCAACTCAGTGCTGCCCTTAGTAAAATAGGGATTTGATAATGTCTAATGCAGTTGGATTTGCTAATGTTAACCTTCCTTCAGTTCAGAGCCTGAGCGCGGCGTTGCGCTCACTGGACACGGGTGTGTCAAGCGGTTCTGTCATCCTGAAAATGGACAAGACAGGCCATTGGGTCTTCGGCGCTGACCAGACCGAAGTTGAAACCGGTTCTCTTTGGGCCGTCAATCCGTACTCTTTCATTCACGGGTTTATTGCGTGGGGTGAAGGCGACGTATTGGGCGAAAAGATGGTTCCGATCACGCAACCTTTGCCTGAGATGGACGATGCGCCGCCTACCGCAAAGCGCGGTTGGGAGACGCAAGTCGGTTTGTCTCTGAAGTGCTTGGATGGCGAAGACAAGGACATGGAAGTGCGCTTCGCTACCACGTCGGTCGGCGGCAAGCGTGCGGTTCAGGAGATGGCGGCGGCTATTGCTACGCAAGTAGACGCCGACGTGTCGAAGCCTGTGCCGGTGGTTAGCCTGCACAAGGAACACTATCAGCACAAGTCCTACGGTCGCATCTTCACGCCTGTGTTCAAGGTCGTGAAGTGGGTTGGTATGGATGGCGCGACTGAACCAGTCGTTGCGGATGAAGAGCCTGAGTTGGATCTTCAGCCTACTGGTCGCCGTCGCCGCCCGGCGGCAGCTTGATGCAACGGGGCGGTCGCAAGGCCGCCCCTCTTTTCTGGGTGGAACTATGCTCTGGCTTGATTTTGAGACGCGGAGCCGTTGTGATCTGAAATCACGCGGCGTGTATAACTATGCGATGGACGCAAGCACCGAGGTGCTGTGTATGTCCTACGCTTTTGATGATGAGGAAGTCCGCACATGGACGCCTGATCAACTTTTCCCGATTAAGGTGCGCGGGTATAAGGGACAAATTCGCGCACATAACGCTGCTTTCGAGCGTCTTGTCTTTTGGTATCCGTTGCAGATCAACATACCGCTTGAGCAGTTCTACTGCACAGCGACGCAAGCCCGCGCCAACTGCGCTCCAGGTTCGCTTGAGGATGTCGGTCGGTTCTCCGGCGCGAGTATGCGGAAGGATCACCGAGGCAACCAACTGATTCGCGCTTTGTCGATCCCCCGCGCAGACGGTACGTTCAACGAAGATCCTGCGCTGATGGCAGAGATGGTTTCTTATTGCGAGCAGGACGTGCGCGCTATGCGGGCGTTCAGCAAGGCCATGCGGGATCTGTCGGATGACGAGTTGCGCGACTACCACGTCAACGAGCGCATCAACGACCGAGGCGTGCAGTTGGACAAGCCCTTGGCCGAGGCGGCTATGCGCTACGCCAGTGCTGAACTGGAAGATATTCAGCAGCTTGTCACCGAGATCACCAAGGGCGCTATCACGTCTGTCCGCAGCCCTCGTATGCGTGAGTGGGTCATGGATAGGGTCGGCTCTGAAGCGTTGAAGCTGATGATCGTCTACAAGGATGGTGAGCCTAAGTACTCCATTGATAAGACCGTTCGCGCCAATCTCTTGGCGATGGACAACCCCGACGAAGTGCCGGTGGATGTCGCCGACGTTGTACAGTGCGCCGACGATCTGTGGGCCTCGTCAGTGGCAAAGTTTAGCCGCTTGGCAGAGTTGGCCGACGAGGAAGACAACCGCGTCAGGGGCGCGTTTGTGTTTGCCGGCGGGTCGGCTACAGGTCGCGCGTCGTCCTACGGCGCTCAGGTGCATAACTTCACGCGCAAGTGCGCCAAGGAACCTGAAGACGTGCGCCAGGCGATGGTGCGCGGCCATGCTATCGTGCCGCAGTACGGCAAGCGCGTGACGGATGTGTTGAAGGGTATGCTGCGCCCTGCGCTGATACCGGCGGCAGGCAAGTCCTTCGTCGTCGCCGACTGGGCGTCGATTGAAGCGCGGGTCACACCGTGGGCGTCGAACAGCCCTGCGGGTGACGCCAAGCTGAAGCTGTTCGTCAGTGGCGAGGATGTGTACAAGGTAAACGCCTCGGCGACGTTTGGCGTTCCCGTTGCCGACATCACGGCTGAACAACGGCAAATCGGCAAGGTGCAGGAATTGGCGTGCGGGTTCGCCGGCGGTATCGGCGCGTTTGCGGCGATGGGTCGGGCGTATGGCGTGCATCTGCCCGACAGCGAAGCGCAGCGCATGGTGAACGGCTGGCGTAGGGCGAACGGGTGGGCTGTGCCGTACTGGCAGGGGCTTGAGAACGCCTACACGACCGCGATGCGGAACAAGAACACAGACATAGAAATAGGCTGCATTGTGTACCACTACGACGGTCGGCATCTCTGGTATATGCTGCCGAGCGGGCGGGTGCTGTGCTATCCATACGCCAAGTTTGACGAGGACGGAATCAGCTACGCCAAGTCGGCATGGAAGCCCGCGCAGGACGCAAAGCATTGGCCGCGTGCGCGGTTGTGGAAAGGCTTAGCGTGCGAAAATATTACTCAGGCAATCGCAAACGATCTGCTAAGGTACGCGCTCAGACAGCTTGACGATGTGGTCTTGCACGTCCACGATGAGATAGTAATTGAATCAGACAGGCCGGAAGATGTTGCTTCAGAACTGAAGCGCGTAATGACGACCTGTCCGAATTGGGCAGGGGGTCTGCCATTAGCGGCAGAAGTAAAAATTATGGGGAGGTACGGCAAGTGAATTTTCTAGAACACCTGATGAAGGCTGCGCCGGATGGCGAGACGATCTTGGTCGTCAAACAAAAACCAACATCACAAAAGCACAAAGACGGGTCGGTTAAATACTTCTGGCCCGCTTATCTGCCGGATAAGTACAGAGGCGAGGGCGCATGGTACGCCAACACCGCGTCGTTTGTCGTTGACAGGTTCACCGACGGCAAGGTTCACGCAGGCGCAGCGTACTGCGATTATGTAGCGTTCATGGTGCTTGACGACATCGGCACGAAGAGCAAGACGCCGCCGCTTGAGCCGACATGGAAGATGGAGACATCGCAGGGCAACTTCCAGTGGGGTTACAAGTTCAAGTTGGATGAGCAACCGACCAAGGGCGAGTTCTCGGCGGCTATCGTCGCCATTGCCGAGGCGGGCTACACGGACCCCGGCGCTATCAATCCGGTGCGTAACTTCCGTCTGCCGGGTTCGATCAATCTGAAGGACGGTCGGGATAACTTTGCATCGGATCTTGCAGAGCATACACCTGAGCGGATGTTTACCCTGAAAGAAATCTGCGACGCGCTTGGCGTTACCCCGCATGACCCTGACACAAGCACCCGCCGCAAGCTGACGCTTGACGATAACGGTCAGGACGACGTGCTGAAGTGGATGTACGACCGAGGCGAAGTAATTGAGAACGGCAACGCCGAGGGTTGGTTCGGCGTCGTCTGCCCTAACGCGGCGGAGCATAGCGACGGCAACGCAATGGGCCGTTACCATCCGTTGAACCGCGCATACACCTGTTTTCATGGTCACTGCGGCGACTGGACTTCACGCCGCTTCCTGTGCTGGGTAGCGGAAGAGGGCGGGCCTAAGCATGAGCATGGTCTGCGCGAGGAGTTGATTGCCAAGGCGATGAACGAGGCGCTCAGTAAACTTAGCCCGACTGCGGCGTTTCCAGACGCCGCTGCCGAGGTCATCGCCGAGATAGAGCGCAAGGAACTCGGCCGCGTTGAGAAGGCAGACTGGTACAAGAGGTTCGCCTACATTCAAGAGGACGAGGCGTTCTTCGATCTGCAAGACCGGCGCGAGATTTCGCGGTCAACATTCAACGCGCTGTTCCGGCACATCACCTGTAAGTCGATCCACAACGGACGTCGCATTGAGGCGTCCGTTTGCTTTGACGAGAACCGTCAGGCGATGGAAGCCAAGGTGTTGGTCGGCATTACCTACGCCGCAGGCGAGAGCGTCCTTGTAGCGCGTGACGGTGATGTTTACGGCAATCGGTGGCGCGATGCCCGTCCGCATAGCGCGCCAGGCGACGCCCAACCTTGGCTTGACCATGTAGCGTTGCTGATCCCCGACGAGCGCGAGCGGCAACATCTGCTCGACATGATGGCGTTCAAAGTGCAGAACCCTACCATCAAGATCAACCACGCCGTGTTGCATGGCGGCGATGAAGGCTGCGGCAAGGACACAATGTGGGCTCCGTTCATCTGGGCCATCTGTGGGCCAGGTCTGAAGAATAGGGGCTTGGTTGACAATGACAGCATCTCGTCCGCGTGGGGTTACCACCTTGAAAGCGAAGTGCTGATCATCAACGAGCTGAAGGAAGCAGATGCCAAAGAGCGCCGGGCGTTGGCGAACAAGCTAAAGCCCCTGATAGCCGCGCCGCCTGAGATGCTGCCGATCAACCGCAAGGGCTTGCATCCGTACATGATGCTGAACAGGATGTTCGTCTTGGCGTTCTCTAATGATCCGGTTCCGATCTCGCTACCGTCGCAGGATCGTCGGTGGTTCTGCGTCTGGTCGCACGCACCGCGCATGAACGAGGACGACGCGACGCGGCTCTGGAAGTATTTCCAAGATGGCGGCTTCGCCGCTGTCGCGCATATGTTGCAGACCCGCGACGTGTCGGCGTTCAACCCGGCGGCTACCCCGTTTATGACTGACTTCAAGATCAACTTGGTCGAGAGCGGCATGAGCCTTTTGGAAAGTTATCTGATGCGCATGATCGTAAACCGCGAAGGTTCGTTTACGAACGGCGTCATCGGTGGGCCGTTCCACGCGCTGTGCGACACGCTATCGGTATCAGCACCCAATGGCATGAAGATCCCGCAGTCCGCGTTGCTGCACGCGCTGAAGGAAGGTAAGTGGATTGACAAAGGCCGCTTGGCGTCCGCGAAGCATGGCACGAAGAAGCACATCTTCTGTGCGCCTGAATACACCGATTGGTCTAAATCCGATCTGCGGGACTTCATAGAGCCTAAGCCGCAACCGAAATTTAACATTGTATAAAAACATAAATGGTTAAATAAAAAGTAAAGCGCCCGCCGGGGGGTCATCCGGCGGGCGCTAAGGCGTTCTGGGAGGAACGCTTAGATGTCTAGCACGGCTCCTATGATGCCGACAAGTGCTAAAGATACTATTGCGATGATCATCGGGGCCACGCTATCGCAATAGCTGTGCAGAAAACAATGCCTGCTAAACAGTACATGATCCGATCAGCCATTTTTTGACCATATCTTCTTACGCGTCACCACATCCGGCATTGGCTCGGCTGGCGGCAGTTCAGGGTGATCTTCAGCAATCAGCGCGGCTATGTCCCGCTCGACCGCATCCATCGGCGACGGCGCGGCTAGGCTCGCCAGTTGAGCGTATCCGGCAATGTCGTCCCAATGGTCGCGAAAGTTCGGGTCACCGCTCAGGATCCGCGCCAGTTTAGACGCGATCATCTCAATGGCCTCGGCTTGCGGCTCGGTAAGCCGATTCCAGTTCTTGGACAGCATCATGGCTGTTTTGAGCTTCTGGCTCATCGCGGCTGTCGTCGCATACTGCCCGTGGGTCTTCTCGCGTTCGTTTAGCATTTGATCCTCTTTCTAACACCGCCTGCGCGGCTACTGTTGACGTGTAGTGGTAAGTAATCTGGCCGTCGTGCGTTGTTGCGCGCCATTGGCCCTTCCATCTGTTGAGGCTGATCCAACCAAGGCGGTTGTCTTGCTCGTCCGCAACAATGAAACAGTCATCCCCGTCGTAGATTAAGTTCATAGCGTTTGATCCCATAATAGACAGTGCTGTGATCCCGATCACCTATGTAGCGCCCGATCTGGGGCAGCGACAGGCCAAGTTCTTTGCTTAGCCGATAGTAGGCCAACATCCGCGCATCGATAAATTTTTTACTGCGGTTGTGGCTGATCA